GCATGAAAAATTGGTTTAAATCTTTGTCAATTGAAGAGTTAAAAACTTGGATAGAAAATTTTTCTAGTCATAAATTGTTAAGGTCTTTTTTAGACAATCAACCTAGCGATCAAGATTTAGAAGAAGCTAAACAAGTATTACAAGATAAAATTGATCTAGCAATTATGCTAGATCAAGAAGATAGAAAACTATTAGAAGATCATGAAATATGGTTAGATATGGTAAATAAGAAAGGATAAAAAATGAATATAAATTTTAATTATAAAGTATCAGTTGAAATTTGGTCAGAATATACATCTGAACAAATTGAATTAGTACAAGGTAATTTTTCAGAAGAACTGAAAAAGCAATTAAGAAAGGAGATAATAGAAAATATTAATAAGTCTAATTTAATTCATACAAATTTAAAAGATGAAGAATTAGAATATGAAATTAATCATAAAATATTTGAAAAAGTTTAAGAAAGGATAAAATATGATTAAAGTAAAAAATGCTTTTAAAAATGCAATTAATAATGAAGCAATTGATAAAATGGATTTAAGAACTTTAAATTTTGTTAATAATCTTTTAGATGGTAATTTAACTGAAAAACAAAAAGATATTGAAATTAACAGAATTAAAAAGTTAGCGACAATCGGAGAAAGAATAAAAGCAAAAATTGGAAGCTAAATTTTATCAAGAAATTAAAAAAAACTTGTCCAATGTTTATTTTGAAAGGATAGAAAATAGGATTGGACAAGGA